CTTTATCTTGTCAGCTTCATTGCTACACTTGACAACTAATTCTTCATTCCATTCAGTATCTAGTTTAATTGGTACTTCATATTTATCTTTATATAAAGTTCCATCAAGATTAAGAATAAGAATAGTTATAAAACAAATTGACTTCATAAAGTTTTTAAAATTTCAAAACAGATAATGAGAAGAATAGAAGCAATAAAAAAATTTAAGAAAAAATCAAGATATATTAAAACAATAGTCTTTAAGACTATCGTAAATTAAAGAATATCAGGGCTTCACGTGATAAAAAAGTATACCATATACAATATACACCATATACCCTACAAAAATTGACCTATACACGTATGGGGTGAATTGCAAAATGTCTATACATATAAGGTTGTCAGATTTTTTTACTAAAATTTTTTACCAGAAAAGAACTTATCGTATAACGAGTAGTCTATCGCATACCCTAAAAAGTCCTCTACATTCTTTAATATAAAGTTTTTAACCTCTTTATTCTTCTCGGTTTTACTTAATTTAACTCCATCTACATTAGAAACAAGAAAACCCTTGTTCATAATTATAAAATGTTTGATTAGTTTATCTAATCGTTTCTCTGTCTTATGTTTCTTAAAGAGTGCCTTTAGATATATTACTTTTGGTTCTTCTATACTCATAAACTTTATTTACTATAAGATACAACCTATAGTCAAATGTTGTTGGTTGCTCTTATATAAGGATAAAGTATAACTATAGTTTAACTATAAGTAATATCCTAATAGTGGCACTTAATTAAAAAACAACAAAATCAAACAACTTTAAGAGCATTTCTAACCATAGAAGCTATTTTCTTACTATATTTTGCTCTTTTTCTATTCTTTCTTTTCTTTGCAGTAGACCTTGCGTACTCCTGTGGTGACAGCTTCTGTATCACCTTTTCTGGTAAATATCTCTCACCAGTGACACTAGACTTTTTACCTGACTTAGTTCTCCACTTTTGAGCCGACCAGTTCTTCAAAGACTTCTGAGAGGGTGCTAAAGCCATTATCTATAACCCCCACCTGCTTTCTTATAAAGACGAGCAAGTGCCTGTGCTTTTCTTCCTGACCACTTACCACTTGGCGTACCGTATGAAGAACTATTCATTAATCTTTGAAATATTCTTTTACGTAGAGTAGGTTTGGTATAATTACCTGCTTTGTTTACTGTTGATTTTTTCTTCATTTATTTTCCTAGTTATTTTATTTAATGCTTTCTCATTTAAATCTGAGGTCATAAAACAAGACTGACAATAGTGTTTATCATCATAAGTTATATCTGCTTTTTCATTACATAGACAACACTTCATATTTTAATCCAAGTATTATCAACTTTGTCTCCAAAGTATTTTTCCATTTCTTGATTAAATAATTCATCTTTTCTCATCTTCATAGATAACTCTTGGTCTCTAGAAAGATGTTTAACCCAGTGATTACAAGCTACCTGTAGACAATCTATTCGGTCATCTTGTGGTAAAGAGTGGACTTCTTTTTGTAATCTACTTAGTTGATAGAATAGTTGATACCTTAGTGCTGTCTCTTGTGGGTACAACATATTAGTTTCTTCGTAATCCTTTTTGATTACATACTTATCTACAATTAATCTATGTTGTGAAATAATAGGTTCTAACGTATCTAATATTCTTCTATGTTTATTAGAAGTTTGTCTTACCATTTCTGTAGTACAAGGATATTGCTTAATTAAATATGGTTTTAACAAAGCGTCAAACATTCCTTGACCAAAGTTTTCTTCAATTAATATTTTATTAACTTTGTGTTTCTTTGCTACGTCTACTAATTTAGATAACGTATGTTCAGAATAACCTGCATTGAAACCACCAATATCTAAAAGATAAATATTACCGTTTGCAAACTTAGTTATACAATAAGCAGTTTCATCTTTACCTTTACCACTAGGGTCAATCGCCATTACACACCCTGTATATGGAAGCCAAGACCCCTGTATATTCATAGGTCTAAAATAAGCGTCTCCTTGTAATCCAACATTAGGTAAATCATTATGTTGTAGTTCAGGACTAGAAGCCCATATTACTTTCTCTGGTGCATTGTCAGGATTACAATTCATTACAATTAAATCCGACAATTTTAGTGGGAATTTGTTTAAATCAGAAAGTGTAGTATCTAGTTGATACTGCATATTGAAACCTAGTCTTCCATAACTAGCTTCTCTTTCTAGTAAGTCTTTTTCGTCAAATCTCGTAGGGTCAGTTGGTTTACCTATAAGTTCAGTAGACCAAGTATTGTTAATTATAGGTGCTAGATTAGAACCATAGGATTTTATCTGTTTTTCACTAGGGTATCTAGCAGTCCAATATCTGACCTTATATCCTCTCTCTTGTAGCTTATTATATATGCTTTGCTCGGTCTGAGGTGTACCCAGATAGACAATTCTAGAGGTATCTGGCTTAATCACTGCTTCAAACTCTTTTATGGCTTCTGAGAGCTTATCTCTCATAAACTGAGTTTGCGTATTTCCTGACGTTTCTACGTCATCAGCTACTACTAAATCAGCACGAGAACCTGTAATTTGTGACGTAATTCCTAGTGATTTTACACTGGGTTGCTGTGAAGCTATAGCAGTATTTACGTCAAAACTTATCTTAGATTGTCTTTGTTCGTCTCGTGGATATAAATGTTGTAATATTGGAATTTCGTGTAGCAATCTAAGGCAAAATGTACTAAAATCGTCTGCCCTATTTTTAGAAGCAGATACAACTAATATATTAACATTTGGATTTAATAATAATCTCCACAATACATAAGAAGCTGTTATCCAACTTTTTCCGACACCCCTGAAAGCAGATACAATTATTCTACTATCACCATTAGCTATATAGTCAGCTATGTCGTATTGTATTTTAGTTGGTTCAGGTAGATTTAAATGCTTCCAAGTGATGTATAGAAAATTCCTAAAGTCAGTTAGTCTTGACAGGATTTTTTCGTTTTTCATCAAAAGGTAGTTCTTCTATAAGTTTTTGAAGTGGACTGTCCTGTGTAGGTACAGCGTCTATATTATTATCCTTTAAAAATTGTCTTGCTACATTTAAATCTGAAGACTTAACTTCAGGGTCTTTTACTCTTTCTAGTAATTTGTTTGCTAGAACTCCGTGAAGTTCTTTTAGTTTTTCATCACTCATTGATTTCTCTCTATTCTTATAATTTTCATATCATCACTTAATTCTGCTTTTACTTTAGAACAAATATAAAGAGAATTACTATTTCTCGTAGCTATTCTTTTTTTCTCAATACATTTTGAAACTGAGGGCATATATGTAAATTCAACTAATTTTTGTTCTACTCCAACAAACATTAATAATGCCATTACTTCTACCATTAGTGATTACCATTTTTTCTAATTAATTTTTCTACGTCTTCTTGTAGTTTATCTATTTTTTTATTTGCTTCAGTTAATAAAACTTTAGTGTGAATATTTTCATCTAATTGAATTTGGTGTTTTTCTAATAACTTTGCGTTCATTTCAATTAACATTAGCATTTCTAAATTCTTTGGTGTTTGCTCTGCCTTTTTTAAGAGGTCAGCTTTCATAAGTTGTTCCGAAGTTTCTAAAACATTTATTCTTTCTACTATTCCAAAGTACGCCCAAACACCTACAGCTACTGCAACTACTATACTTATGAGATTTCTCATAGGCATAGCTATTGAAGTATTATCAGATATTTTCACCTACCTTAACTCCTTGACAATAAAATTTAATTGACAATTTTTCATCTTCAATTCTATCAGAATAATTTGTTATTAATAAGTTATGCGAAGATTGATAACCTTGTAGTATACAATCAGTATAATTTTCAAACTCTACAGGCACTACGTGACTTTCAAAACAAGGTGGATTTCCTACATTTATAAAACTACATACATACAAAATTAGTACATATTTCATTTTATATTTAAAAATCCAACAATAGAAACAATTAGAGTTCCTATAAATACAAGTACAGCTACTGCACCTTTACCTTTGGAAACGTCTTGTCTTAGAGATTTAACTTCTCTCTTTAATTCATTAATACTATCATTCAATGTTTTCATTCTTTCAGCACATAATTTTTCGTGTGCAGAAAGTCTTACCCCTGTCGCTTGTTCAACAAAGTTTTTAGCAGTAATCTTTTTTCTAGGCATTAGTATTGTAAACTAACTCCTCTTATTCTAGCTACTTTTGAACCAGATTGATTAGCAAATAATATTTTATATTTTAATTGTGTACCTGCTGTCACTGAAAGGTCATTAATTTTTGCCATCTTAATACCAGTAGCAAAATCAGGTAAAGCTGTAAGTGTAGCTGTTGTAAAATTAGAACCATTGTCTGCTGATAATTGTAAAATAATATCTGTATTTAATGCGTTAGTTCCTACGTGGTCTTGATAAGTAATTACTGCACCCATTTTGTTTGTTGATGAAACATTGATAGCAGTAGAAATAAAATCTCCTGTTGCGTTTGCTGAAAATACATAAGGCACTAAAACTATTTTTCCGTGTCCACCGTGTGCTTGATTTCCACCAACACCAATCCCAGAAGAATAATAACTGTTTGACGTTTCTGGTGGTAATTTATCGCCAGTCATATTCGTATGCGTAGAGCCAGACGTGACACCATTTGATACTGAAGCGTGTCCAATATAACCTGAACCACCCCCAGAACCAGAGCCACCATTTCCTGAAGTATGTGAGCCACCCCCACCACCGTAGTAGCCACCACCACCTGCACCTGACATATGAGCCGAGTTTCCACCTTGTAAGGCAGAGCCATCTGTAGCTTGTCCTGAATAACCTGAACCGTGATTTCCTTTGTCACCACCTGCTGACTGAGTACCACCTTTACCATTTCCCCCTGCTGTGTGTCCTGCAACAGAGTTTAATCCACCGTCTTGACCTGTCAATCCACCACCATTACCAGAGTAATCAACATTTTGTGGACTGATACCACCATTAGCACCTGCACCACCACCTGCTATTAAGATAGCGTTTGCGTGTGCAACAGAGGTTAAAAATAATCCTGAGTAGCCACCACCACCCCCACCTATTCCTGCGTGAGAATTTACTTGTGAACGACCACCACCACCATAAGCAAGTGAGCCACTTCCATTAACAACATCAGTAGCTTCTCCTCTGCCACCTACAACTAATTTGTAAGTTGGTGAACCAGTGATTGCAACAGTGCCAGAAGTAAATCCCCCTGAACCACCAGTCACATTGTGTCTGCCACCACCACCACTTGATGAGTAGTTATACCCTGCACCACCACCTGCACCCCACATAATAACGTCCATTTTAGATTTACCTGACGGTGTGTAGGTTTGGTCAGAGCCAGTATATGAAAATGTCACTGGACTATCGACAGTTTCAACATCTGTTGAAACATATTCAGACGCATTTCTTTGAGAGTTAGTGGTTGAAGCAATACCAGAACCGTCTTGAAATACATCAAAAGATGCAGATGAAGTATTAGACGCATTAAGATTTTCTTGTGTCTGTACTCTTAATCCTAATGTAGAAATATCATTGACAATTTTATTATCATCAAAAGATGTTGCGTGTTGAGAAACATTTGATGCAGCTATTCTAGCATCTGCAAAAGTACCAGATGTAATTTTACTAGCGTCTATGCCATTTACGAAATTTGCTAAATCCCTTGCTCTAGTCATAGGATTAAACTCCTACAAGTATGTTTGCTTCTTCTTCGGTAAGTTTTTCTCCAGCTA